GCCTTGGCAAGGTGCCGGATTCCGAAATCGCGCACGCTTTGTGCGTGCATCCCACTACCGTCGGGATAAAGCGACGCGCGCTCGGCGTTGCTGCCTGGACCTCACCGTGGACTCCGGAGCGGCTGAAGCTGCTCGGAGCGATGTCAGATATCCAGTTGGCGAAGTTGTTGGGAGTCAAGCGAAACAGCGTCTGGGCAGCACGAGTGCTCTTGGCCATCCCCGCGTTCCAGCGGCAAAGAACCTGGACGCCACAGGAGGTCGCCTTGCTCGGAACTATGATGGACAAAGAGGTCGCGCAGCGGCTGGACCGAGGCAAGTCCGCCGTCACGTTTGCCAGGCAGGCTCGTGGAATTCCTGCCTTCATGCGGGGAAAGAGTCACCCCATATAGTTCGCCTTGAGCAATTCCGTTTCGGCCGCCGGCAGTTCGATGCCCATGCGTAACGAGGTCACAGACAGCAGCTCTCCCCTCGGCCCGACCTCCCGGTCCATCGACTGGAGACGTTCAAGCGCGGTTAGCAGCGGCCGAGGTGACAGGTAGCCAGTCGATACCATGGCCTCCTTTGCCAAGGAGGAGATATGGCGTCAGAGATTGGACCCGCAGGCAGCGATGATGGGGTAAAGCTCAGCGGGAGTATTGATCGATGGAAGATGGCCTTGACGGCAATTGGTGCCTTCGTCGTTGGAGCCTATTTCACATACTTCGGCATAGTCGTCGGCCTTCCTGCAACGGCCGATCCAGACAAGTGGGGGACGTTCGGCGATTTCTTTGGCGGGTTGATGAATCCCGTCGTGGCTTTTGCTGCTTTCTATTGGCTGACCCAATCAGTGAAGCTCCAAAAACAGGAGTTGGCAGAAACTCGTCATGAACTGAAGCTTGCAGCAGAGGCCCAACAGCAGTTGGTGGAAACAGGGAAAGTTACCGTGCGGATTGCAGCGCTCTCGGCGCTTGCTCAGGAGGCGCATAACGAATACTCCCAAGCAAGAGCGATTGGCGAGTCAATTCAACGCAGGCGGCCGGGCAATGACGAGCCCCTGTTTCAAGAGGAGTACGACCGCTCGCATGAGGACACCCACCAAGGCTTGAATCAACGGATTCGGCAAGCAAACGCGGACCGAAAGCTGTATCTGGATGAACTGAAGCAGTTGTTGTCCCAAACCGAGTCTAGATAGACGGCCTTGCGGTCACCCCGTATAGGGTTTCCACCTTACCAGCGTTCCCGGAACCATCCGGGGCGTGGTCACCAACTCCAGCCTTCCCGAATCCCCGCAGCCCGACAGCACGGGCCCGACCTCCCGGTCCATCGACTGGGAGTCGATCAAGCGCGCCTACACCACCACCACCGATTCCAGCCGGGACATAGGCCGTGCACACGGCGTTACCCACGCTGCCATCAGCAAGCGCGCCCGCAAGGAGGGATGGACGCGGCCGGAGAAGGCCAAGCCGATTTCCGCGAAGCTGGCCGCCCTGGACCTACGCCTCCAGCGGTTCGTCACCGAATACCTGATCGACCTCAACGGGACCCAGGCGGCCATCCGCGCCGGCTACAGCGCGAAATCAGCGGCAGAGCAGGCGTACGACCTCCTCAGAAAACCCCAGATACAGCAGGCCATCAAGGAAGGCCAGGAGAAGCTGCAGGCCAAGCTGGAGATGAACGCTGAGCGCGTGGTGCAGAAGCTAGCCCAGATCGCCACGGCCGACCCCCGAGAACTGGTCGAGGTGAAGGTGGGCTGCTGCCGCTGCTGCCATGGCGAGGGCCACAAGTTCCAACGCACGCTGCTGGAGATGGCGCATGACCGTGAGCGCTGGGCCGAGAAGGGCAAGCCGCCCGAGGAGTTCGATGAGCAGGGCGGGGTGGGCTTCAACCCGCTGCTGCCCCCGCATCCCGAGTGCCCCAATTGCGGCGGGGATGGCGAGTCGCGCACGGTGCTGAAAGACACCCGCTACCTGAGCCCGCGCGCTGCGGCTCTGTATGCCGGCGCCAAGCAGACCAAGTACGGCATCGAAATCCAAATGCACTCGCAGATGGAGGCGTGGGAGAAGCTGGCCAAGCACCTGGGCCTGTACGCCAAGGACAACTTCCAGCGCTCCGACCCGCTGTCGCTGCGCACCATGACGGATGCCGAGCGGACCGTGCGGATGCAGCGCGTCCTCGATGACAACCCGGCGCTGGCGGTGGTGCTGGGGCGCATCCTTGGAGGCTCCACGCAATGAGCGCCATCGCCCGCCCATCCTCCGCAGAGCTGATGCGCCGCATGAAGGAGCTGCCCGCCGACCAGCGAGCGCAGCTCGACGAATTCCTGCACATGGCCGTTCCCGCCCTCTGGGTGCCACAGGTCGGCCCGCAGTCCGTCGCCTATGGCTCCCTAGCCGACATCGTGTTCTACGGTGGCAGCGCCGGGGGTGGCAAGACCGACCTGCTGCTGGGCTTGGCGCTCACCGAGCACGAGCACAGCATCATCTTCCGTCGCGAGGCCGTCCAGTTGGTGGGCATCGAGGAGCGGATGACAAAGATCCTCGGCACCCGCGACGGCTACAACAGCCAGGACGGCATCTGGCGCTTGCCCGAAGGCCGCGTGATGGAGTTGGGCAGCGTGAAGGAGCCCGGAGACTGGATTAAGTACCAGGGCCGCGCCCATGACCTCAAGGGCTTCGACGAAATCTGCCACTTCACCGAAGGGCAGTTCCGCGCGCTGATCGGCTGGATGCGCACCGACAACCCCAGCGTGCGCCAGCGCGTGGTGTGCGCGGGAAACCCGCCGACGGATGCCACGGGCGAGTGGGTGAAGCGCTACTGGGCACCTTGGCTGGACCCGAATCACCCGAACCCGGCCAAGCCTGGCGAACTGCGCTGGTTCATCACGAACGAGAAGGGCGAGGACCAGGAGGTTCCTGGCCCCGAGCCAGTGATGGTGGGTGAAGACTTGATGACGCCCAAGAGCCGCACGTTCATCCCGTCCCGCGTGGATGACAACCTGTTCTTGATGGCTACGGGCTACAAGGCCCAGCTCCAGGCCCTGCCCGAGCCCCTGCGCTCGCAGATGCTGCGCGGCGACTTCAACGCGGGCGCGTCCGATCCAGTCTGGCAACTCATCCCCACGGAATGGGTGAAGGCGGCCATGGCCCGCTGGACGGAGCGGGAGCAAAAGGGGCCAATGACGGCTCTTGGGTTCGACCCTTCACGCGGCGGCCTGGACAAATCTTCGGCCGCGCGCCGACATGGAAACTGGTTCGACCGACTGGTCACAGCGCCGGGCGCCGTCACCAAGGACGGCCCCACGGCTGCAGGCTTCGTCGTGCCGCTGGTGCGCGATGGTGCACCTATCGCGCTGGACAGCATCGGTATCGGCTCCAGCGCGCTCGATTTCCTTGTCGGCCTGGGCCTGAACGTGCATCCGGTGGTGGGCTCCCAGGCCAGCAGCCTGATGGACAAGGCTGGGCAGCTCCATTTCAAGAACAAGCGCGCCGAGTATTACTGGCGTCTGCGCGAGGCGCTGGACCCCACCGGCCCCGATCCCATTGCACTGCCGCCCGACGCCGAACTGGCCGGCGATTTGACTGCCCCTCGCTACAAGGTTGTGACCATGGGCAAGGGCGCTGCGATCCAGATCAGCAGCAAGGACGACATCCGCGAGGTGCTGGGCCGCAGCCCAGACAAGGGCGACAGCGTGGCCATGACCTGCGTGGCCGATCTGCCGCCGCCCAAGGCCAAGCCGAATGAGCCGGGCTGGCGTGACCGTCTTTCTTCCTCCCATGGCGCGGGCCACTGGGATCAATCCACCGCATGACCATGACCAGCACCACCCTTATATCCATCGGCGATGAGGCCGCGCGCGAGAACTGGGCACGCTACCAGTACGGCAAGGACCGTGGGCACCTCGATTACCTGCCGCATGCCGCGCGCTGCGAGGACATGTACATGGGCGGCGGCCGGCAGTGGACTCCCGAGGCCCGGGCGCAACTCACCAAGGAGCGCCGCCCCTGCTACGAGTTCAACGAGATCAAGCCGAGCATCAATTCGACCATCGGCTACCAGATCCACAACCGCATGGACATCGCGTTCAAGCCGCGGGGCGGCGATGCCGACCTGAACCGGGCCACGATCCTCTCCAAGGTGGCCATGCAGGTGGTGGACATGTGCAACCTGCACTGGCACGAGACGCAGGTGTTCAGCGACGGCGTGATCCAGCAGCGCGGGTACTTCGACGTGCGGATCAGCTTCGACAACAACATCCAGGGCGAGATCGTGGTGAGCGACCTCGACCCCATGGACGTGATCCCCGATCCGGATGCCAAGGCCTACGACCCCGACAAGTGGGGCGACGTGATCATCACGCGCTGGCTGACCCTGGACGAGATCGCGCAACTGTACGGCCAGGACGCGCGCAAGAAAGCCGAGGAAAGCAACGATGCGGGCGTGGACTTCGGCGAGATGGACGACGAGCGCAGCCGCAGCAAGTTCGCCAACCGCGACAACCTGGGCGCCTTCGATGCCTGCGTGAAGAAGGAAGACGGCCTGCAGCGGTATCGCATCATCGACCGCCAGCGCTTCGTCTACGAGCTGACGCCCTGCATCGTCTGGCCCAAGACGGGAGACGTGCGCGCCGAGGCCGACCTGGCGCGGGACTCCATCGCCGACGCCCTGACCCAGGGTGCTGTGCGCGCCAAGCGCATGCGCCGCCGGGTGAAGTGGACCGTGACCACGCTCACCGCCACGCTCTTCGACGGCTACAGCCCTTACGAGCACTTCACCGTGGTGCCGTACTTCGCCTACTTCCGCCGAGGCAAGACCGGGGGCATGGTGGACGATGCCATGGGGCCGCAGGAGGCGCTGAACAAGGCGGTCAGCCAGTTCGTGCATGTGGTCAACACGGCAGCCAACAGCGGCTGGATCGTGGAGGAGAACTCGCTGGTCAACATGACCATGAGCGAACTGGAGCAGGTCGGGGCGCGCACTGGACTCGTGATCGAGTTCAAGAAGGGTTCCACCGCGCCCCAGAAGATTCCGCCCAACCAGGTGCCCACTGGCGTGGACCGCATCATCGACCGGGCCGACAAGGCACTCAAGGACGTGACGGTTCCCGAGGCCATGCGCGGCCAGCAGGGGCCCGAAACGTCGGGCATCGCCATCCAGGCCAAGCAGTTCGCGAGCCAGCAGCAGCTCGCGGTGCCTCTGGACAACCTCGCCTACACGCGCCGCCTGCTGGCCAAGCGTATCCTGAAGCTGGTCCAGACCTACTACGACAGCTATCGCATCTTCCGCATTACCGAGACCGACCCCATGACGGGTAAGCAGGTCGAGGACACGCTGGAGATCAACCGCTTCGACCCGGCGTCGGGCGGCTACCTCAACGATGTGACCATCGGCACCTACGACGTGGTGGTGACTGAGCAGCCCATGCAGGTGACCTTCCAGAACAGCCAGTTCCAGCAGGCGCTGGAGATGCGCAAGGCGGGCATCAACATCCCGGCCCCGCAGGTCATCCGCTACTCCAACCTGGCGGACAAGCACGACATCCTGGCCAGCATGCAGGGCAACCAGCCGCCGGCCGACCCGACCATCGAGGCGCGCGTCCGGTTGATCGACGCTCAGGCGCGCCACACCGACGCCCAGACCCGCAAGACGGACGTGCAAGCCACGGACGTGCAGGTCAAGAGCCAGTACAGCGCGATCCAGACCGCCCAGGTTGTCCAGCAGACGCCGGGCACCGCCGTCCTGGCCGATGGCCTGCTGCGCTCCGCGGGCGCCGTGGACCACGACGCAGCGCCCATCGTGCCGCAGCCGACCGGCACGGGGCCGGCGCTGGACTTGCCCCACAACACCGACCCCCTCACCCCCGCCAGCCCCGAGCGTGGCGTGAACGAAGGCATTGAAACCCAGGCCGCTGACGGCCTGCAACCTTGAAGGAGAACGACACCATGACCAACGCGACGACGAGCCACTGCGGCGCAACTTTTGACTACGACTACGGCAACAAGCGCGGTGTGTGCGGGAGTGCTGGCCTGAGCGGCATCTTGCAGTGCTCGGACTGCAGCCTCAAAGACAGCGGGGCAGCGACGCAGCACGGCGCAGTGGAACAGCAGACCAAGCCGGAGCAATCCGCCATTCCCGAGTAACTAGCTAACAAGGAAGAAATACCATGAACCCACTGCTCAAGAACCTCCTGGCCCGCTGCATGGCCCCGGCCGGTGATGATGGCGCTGACACGTCCGGTACCGGCGCTGGCGCGGACGTAGCGGTTCTGGACGATGACGACGCCTACATGGCCCGCACCGAGGAAGAGCGCAGCCGCCTGCGTGGCGACAGCGTGGAAGCCGCTGCGGCCGCCCCCGCGCCTCCCGCGCAATCCGATGCCGGCGCCAAGGGCGGCGATGCTTCGGCTACCGAACAGGATGGCCAGCAGGAGGACGACGGCAAGGGCGGGCAGGGCATCCCCCGCGCGCGCTTCAACGAGGTCAACAACCAGCGCAAGGCGCTGGAGTCCGAGGTCGAGCAACTGCGCGCCCAGCTCGCTGGCCGTGCGCCCGCCGCTGCGCCTGCTGCGCAGCAGGAAACCCAGGCCGAGCAGGGCATGACCATCGAGCAGGCCGAGGAGCGGTATGCCCAGCTGATGCTGGACGGCGACACCAAGGCCGCCGCAGCTCTGCGCCTGCAGATCAATGCCTCCATCGAAGCGTCTGCCATGGCCCGGTTCAGCCAGGCCAGCGCGGGCGAACGCGAGCAGGCCCAGGCCGTGGCGGCCGTCGAGCAGATGCTGGCCGAGTTCCCCTGGCTGGAATCGCCCGAGGGTTCGGAGGTGCTGGAGCTCATCGAGGCTTCCGCGGCCATGAAGATGCAGCGCGGCACACCCAAGGGCCAGGCGCTGCGCGAAGCCACCCAGGCCATTGCGCCGAAATTCGCCCCCCCGTCTGGGGTTCGACAAGAGGGGGGCACCTCTGGTGACATACGTACCCAGCGCGCCAACGAACGCGGTGCCGCGCACTCCCTGCAGCAACCTCCGCTGCCGCAGGCGGGCATGGGCAACAGGGCGACACCGGTGGTGGTGGATACCTCCCAGCTCAGCGACGACGAGTACATGGCACTGCCGGAAGCCGAACGCAAGAAAGCGCGCGGCGACTGAGCAGGCAGCGCAGGCCGGCAGGGAATCACCCACCTTGCTGGCCCGAGAACTCAACGGGTTGTCGCCCTGGGCGGGCGTTAAGCAGTCTGGCGCTCTTGGCCGCCGAAGCCATGTATCTCGCAGTGGGCGGCGTCATGTCCCGAGAAGCAAACACACTTTTTGGAGCCAGACATGGAAACCAATTTTGCAGGGCTGACGCCCATTCAGAAGGTCAACTGGGCGCGCGAGACCTGGAGCGCGGCCCGCGACCAGATGTTCATCAAGAGCTTCACTGGCAAGGGCCAGAACAACGTCATCCAGCGCGTCACCGAGCTGACCAAGACCGAGAAGGGCGATCAGTGCATCTTCCAGCTCGTCGCCGACCTGGTGGGTGATGGTGTTGCCGGAGACGACGAGCGCGAAGGCAACGAAGAGGCGATGCTGTCGCACAGCCAGATCATCACCATCGATCAGATCAGCCACAGCGTGAAGAACAAGGGGAAGATGGCCGACCAGAAGACGGTCATCAACTTCCGCGAGCAAGGCAAGGACAAGCTGTCCTACTGGCTGGCCAATCGCTGCGATCAGCTCGCCTTTCTCACGATGTCGGGCATCGGGTACAGCTTCAACAACGACGGCTCGCCGCGCATCAACTCCGTGTTCCCCAACCTGCAGTTCGCGGCGGACGTGCGCGCACCCTCGGCGAAGCGTTCGCTCATGTGGACCGGCTCGGCCCTGGACCTGTCCAACACGGCCAGCATCACGAACGCCTTCGTGCCGAAGTACGCCATGATCGTGGACGCCATTGCCTACGCGAAGGAACACCACATCAAGCCGCTGATGAAGGGCGGGAAGGCGTACTACGTCATGTTCGTGGCGCCGGGCACGCTGGCCGCGCTGAAGAAGGACCCCGACTACCTCAAGGCGGTTGTCGCGGTGGCCACCAAGGACGGCACGGACTCGCCCTGGTTCACCGGTGCCACCGTGACCGTGGACGGCGCCGTGCTCCACGAGCACAACCTGGTCTACACCACCAAGGGCGCGGCCTCGGGCTCGAAGTGGGGCGCGGCCGGCGCGGTGAATGGCACCCGTACGCTGGTGTGCGGCGCCCAGGCGCTGGGCATGGCCGACCTCGGCCCCGGCGACTGGGTGGAGAAGCTGTTCCAGTACGACAGCCAGGTGGGCCTGAACATCGACAAGATTCTGGGCCTGCTCAAGCCCCAGTTCTATTCGATCTACGACCAGTCCGTGGAGGACTTCGGTCTCTTCACCCTCGACCACTACATCCAGTAGGCGGCCCCCGTGGGCGGGGCCTACGAGCCCCGTCCTTCCATTCCCCTGATGTTGAAGGAAACTCATCATGACCATCAAGAAAATCGCCGGCCGCCAGGAAGTCATCGCGGCCATCGTCAGCTTCACCTACGCCGATGTGACCAGCGGTACCTACGCCCCCGCTGTGGATCTGCCTGCGGGCGCCATCGTGGTCGGCGGCCACCTGCGCATCGACACCATCTTCAACTCCGCCACGGACGACAAGTTCTCCATCGGCGACCAGGTGCAGGGCGACAGTGCCGTCGGCACCACCTACGCCGCGCAGTCGGCCGACATCACGGCAGCGGGTGCCATCGCCATCGTGCCCACCGGCAAGAAGTACACCAAGCCCGCGACGGTGGGCGTGGTGTGGACGGGCACGGGCGCAGCGCCCTCGGCTGGCGCCGGGCGCCTCACGGTGCTGTACGTGGTGGAAGGCCGGTCCGCTTTCACGCAGGGCTGAACCGATTCCAGTGGGTGGGCCTTCGAGCCCTTTCGCCCGGCGGCCGCGTGCTGCCGGGCTCTTTCGCAAGGACATCATCATGAACAAGCACTTCCGTTCCCCGACCGATACCCCGCTGCACGTTGCCCTGACCTCGGGCCACACCGCAGTCATCCCCCCCGAGGGCATTGAACTGGCTCCCATGTTCCATCGCGAGGCCATCGCCCGTGGCGCGGTGCTGGCCGAAGGGGCGACTGCCGAGGATGAGACCCAGGTATTCAGTCGCCAGCTCGCGATTCGTGATGCCATCGCGGCCATGATCGCGGGCAAGGACAAGGACGACTTCACCGGCGACGGCAAGCCCAACCTGGTGAAGCTCAAGGCCAAGACCGGCTTCCAGGTATCGCGCGAGGAAGCCGATGCCGTCTTCGCCGAACTGACCCAGGGGTAAGCCGCCATGAAGGTAGAAGACTTCATCGACCGCTTCCGGGCGGCTGTGAAGGACGAAGCCGAACCGCCGTTCTGGTCGAGCGAGGAGATCGTCTCCTACCTGAATGAGGCCGTGCAGGAGGCATGCGAGCGGGCCAAGCTCATCGAGGATCGCTCCATGCCGCTGGTGCTGGTGTCCGGCCAGGACACCTACAACTTGCACCCCAGCGTGTTTGAGATCAAGCGGCTGACCTTCCGGGGGCGGCCTCTGGATGAAACCAGCGTCGAGGAACTGGACTGCGATGCCCCCGGCTGGGAACTGCGCTCCGGCGCGCCGCGCTGCTTCATCTTCGAGCAGGCCAGCGGCGCACAGCCGCCCAAGGTGCGCCTGGTGCCCACGCCGCTGATGGCCGAACCCGTGGGCCTGACCGTCTATCGCGGGGCGCTGAAGCCGCTGAATGCCGACATCTCTACCGCTCAGCCCGAGATCCCTGTGCGTTTCCATGAACGCCTGATGGACTGGGTGATGCACCGCGCTTACCTCAAGCAGGATGCCGACGCCTTCGATCCCAACAAGGCGGCCACGTCGCTTGCCTTGTTCGTGCAGGCATTCGGTGAGCGACCCGACGCCAACGTCCAGCGCAAGCACCGTGACCGCCGGCCGCCCATCGTTCACTGCAACTGGTAGCACTCACAGAAAGATTCCCATGCTCGCACAACAGTCTGAATTCCGCCGCCGCATGCTGGCCCTGGGCAGCGGTGGCCCTGTCCGCGGTGCGGGCTCCGGCACTTCCGATTCCATCCCGGCCCGCCTGTCCGATGGTGAGTTCGTCTTGCCCGCCGACACGGTGCGCAAGGTGGGCCTGAAGAGCCTGCGCGACCTGGTGCACATGACGCATGCGCCCACTGGGCGGCCGGCGCATCCCGCGCGGTTCGCCGACGGCGGGCTTGTGGATGAGCGGCGCCGCCCCAACAGCTTCGGCGATGCCGCTGCGGGCGCGTTGGCCAACACGGGCTCGCCGCCACCTGCTGCTCCGGCTGGCGGGCTTCAAGGCGTAGCGGATCGTCTGGGCCAAATCCCTACGGGCGGACTGACCGCGCCTGCTGCAGATGGCTCGCAGAGCAGTTGGACCAACACTGAGGCCGGGCGCAACATCACCAACGCCGCGTCCGCACTGCCGGGAGTGGCCGGAGCGCTGCCGGCCGTGGCCCGCACCGGCGGCGCCATCAGCGGCGGCCTGACCGCCGCGCAGCGCCTGCTCAACGTGGGCGCTGGTGTTGCCGGCGCCTCCGCCCTTCCTGCCCCCGCTGCCGCTGCTCCGGCGCCTCCCGCTACTGCCGGCGCTGGTGCCGGGCGTGGCGTCGTCAATCCGGAGATGGCCGACCCATCGAAGCCCCTGCCGTCCCCATCCGCTTCGGTGCCGGGAGCGCCTGGCTACGGCCCCATCGGCGACCGCACCACGCTGACGAATGAGCAAGCGGCCACCATGAACCCGGCAGGCCGCATCACCGTCACACGCGGCGCGAACGGCACCATGGAGTTCAGCGGCAACAACGTGAGCGGGCAGGTCTCGTACAACGACCCCAGCGGCAAGGCGCTGCCTGGCGGCGGGATCAACGGCAAAGGTTTCTCCGATTTCCAGGTGGCTCCGGCTGGCTCCACCGTGGCGACAGGGCCGAACGGCAGCTACGCCTACTCCACTTCCGGCAGTCAGGGCGCGGCCAGTGCAGCTCCGGCGGACGCTCGCTCCCGGCTGCTGGCTATCGGGTCAATGGATTCAGGGCAACTCAGCGTGAACACTGGCGACCCGATGGCGGATCGTGCCCGTGCTGAGTCCCTGGGCCGCCTCATGGCCTCGGGCCAGATCGCCGCGCCGGCAGCCGGGCCTTCGCTCATCATGTCGGGCAACACGGGCTTCCGCCGCGACCGTTCCATTGTGGCGGGCGAACTGGGCGCGCAGCGTGCGCTGGCCTATGCACAGGGCAATGACCCGGCCTCGCGCAAGCGTGCGGCTTCACTGCACGAGGTGGCGATGCGACTCAACGGGGAGAACTACCGTGCGAACTTGGATGCCCAGCGCCACGCAGATGCCAACAATATCGCCCGCGCCCGGCTGGTGATGGATCAAGCCCAGGCCGGCTTCCAGAACCGCTCAGCCCAGCGCGTCGAGAACGCGCAACTGCAGTTGGAGAGCGCCAAGACGCCGCAGGAGCAGCGCAGCGCCCGCGAGCGGTTGATGGCGCTAATCGGCAAGAACGATGGTGAGATGTGGGCCCACTCGCCTGGCGGCCAGATGGTGGACCCGAAGACCCAGCAGCTCATCACGCAGCCTGGGGTGATCTACAACCGGCGTACGGGGGAGACGCGGGTTCAGGATGGGGGGCAGGCGGCGGCACAAACGAATATGCCGCCTCCTTCAGCACGTCCAGTGGGTGGCAGGTCCACAGTGAACGGCAAGACCGCCGTTTGGGATGGACAGAAGTGGGTGCCGCAGGCTTAATTCAGCGGGAAGGGGGAGGTGGCGTGTACACGCCTTTCTCCCAATCAATCTGCTCCGATGGTGTCGCCTGCTGTCCATAGAAGGCGGGCAGCAACAGGGCGCTATAGACCACCGCCACAACCACGCCGACCACTGCGGCAACCGCAAGAGCCTTCCCTGTTCCTCGCTTCGGCTGAAGCCAGAGGAACAGGACGAGCGCGACACCGATGCCGAGGATGCCGATTAGCTTGGCACCAAGTACCGTGGCAGCCGCAGTGGCCAACCCTCGCCAGCCGCTGTACCAGTTCACTGGCTTCGGTGCGGGTGCTTCTGGCTTTTCGTCGGGCGCTGCGTGTTCCATGGTCGTCTCTCCTGGGCGCAATGTAGCAAACCCTGGCATTGCCCAGGCATCGAGCGAGCCCGATAATTTTCGCTCGCCTCATCAAAGACTACAGGAGGGAAGCGTGATGAAGTTCAAGCGGATACTGGAGCGCGTGCTTGATTGCCTGTCGGGACAATGGATTGTGGACTGGATTGGCGCGAATGGCGGGCATGTGGTGGTCCTGCGGTCGGTGTTCGTGGGAACCGTGCTGACTCTTTTGGTCGTCTCGCTCCAGGCGCTCATCGAGCCCGCGAGAACCGGGCCGGTTTCCCTGCACGGACTTCAATCCCAGCTTACTGATCTCGGCGCAATCATCGGTGCCATCTTTGCGGGCGTGTACGCAGCGCTGTACTCCCGGTTTGTGTCGCAGTGGACCTACCTTGCCGGGGTCTACAACATGATCAAGCAGGCCGAGGCAGCGAGCGGATGTTCAGCGCATGTGATCGCGCAGTGGAAGGCCGGCTACATTGAAGACGCTGAGACTTTGCACCTTCTTGGCAAGAGCCTCGTCGCTCCAATCGTCAAGGCCTGGGCTGCAGATCTGGCGGTGGAAAAGGCCTTTGTTGCCCATACCCATGGGGGCCAGATCCGCCTAGATAAGGTTCGCAAGAAAGTTGATCGGATGCTGGCAGAGTAACCGAAGTACAGCCCCCGCATAGGGTTCGACTGATCGCGCGCGCGCGTGAACAGTGGGGGGATGACTGATACCGACTGGGAAAAGGGCGCCTTCTCTGCGCCGCAAGTTGCCGCCACCGACTGGGAACAGGGTGAGTTCTCTGCTCCCGCATCTCCAGGCTTCATCCCCACCATCAAGCGCACGGGCGGCCAGATGCTCACCACGGCCGCCACGGCTGCCGAGGACGTGATGGGCTCCAATGCCGTCACGCGCGCGGTGCACGACGCTGGCCAAGGCATCATCGACCGCAACCCCGCCGGTATCCGCAGCCTGCGCGACCTGGTGGACAGTCCCTGGCTTGCCGTGAAGGAGTCCGTCGGTCAGTTCGCCCCGCAGATCGCGGCAGCGCGCCTGGGTGGTGTGGCAGGAGCCAGGGTGGGCGGTTCGCTTGCTGGCCCCGTGGGTGCGGCAGCTGGGGGCGTCATCGGCGGGCTGGCTCCCATCTTCACTCAGGAATACGGCGGCATCCGCCAGGAGCAGAAGGAAGGCGGCCAGGAGGACAAGGGCCGCGCGCTGATTGCTGCCGTTCCCGCGACGGCGCTGGAGCGTGTCGGCATGGGCAAGGCGCTCAACGTCCTCAAGGGCGTTCCGGGCGGCGCGGCCAGCACCATCCTCAAGGAAGCCGGCAAGGGCGTGCTCAAGGAAGGCGCGACCGAGGGCGCCCAGAACGTCATCGAGCAGTGGGGTGCGTTCAAAGACCCGACCACGGCCGAGAACCTGGAAGACACGGCGCTGTCTGCCGCCATGGGCGGTATCGGCGGCGGTGTGATGGGGGGTGCTGCTGGCGCTGTCGATGGAACGCGGCGCCGTGCGCAGGAGCGCGCCGACCAGCAGGCCCGCCAGAACGCCGAAGCTGCGGCGGCCGATGCCCAGGCCAAGGCCGATGCGCTTGTTCCTCCCTGGACCACCGAGCCCGGCGTGGCCGACCCGAATGCGGAGCCCGGCACTGGCCCGGCGGCCGCAGTGAACGCGCCCGGCGTCGCCGATGCCGACTTCACCACCTCGCCCGGCGTTGCCGATGAGCGCGCTGGCATGGACTTCACCCGCGAGGTGGACACGTCTGGCCTGAGCCTGAAAGACCCGGCCGAAGTGGAGCGCGCCCGCGCCGCCACGATGGACTACGAGCCCGGTGATGCCACTCCGCAGTGGAGCACGGAACAGGGTGCAGCACCCGCGCGCCAGGGCCTGGACTTGCCTTCGCCCGAGATCGATACCGCCGGGTTGTCGCTGGACGAGCGCGCGCCCAGCCAGCGCATGGGCATCGACCCGTCGGCCGGCCCACTGTCCCGAGTTGCAGCCACGGCAGTGGACAGCGGCATCGGCCAGGAAGCCCAGTTCCTGGGTGCTACGGGCCGCGACCTGGTGCAGCGCCGCACCGGCCCGGGCGTCGCCGACGAGAGCAACATCATCGACGTGCAGGGCAGGGTGGTTGAAGAC